AGGACGGTGAAGACGACAAGGAAACGGGCAAGGAAGCCGAAACCAGCCGAATCAAGGCTGACAAGGCCCCCCAGTCGTGGAAACCGGCCACCCGCGAGAAGTGGGCAACGCTCGATCCTGAAGTGAAGCAGGAAGTGATCCGCCGCGAGCGGGAGATCAACCGCACGCTGTCCGAGACTTCGGGCCATCGCCGATTCGTGGAGGGCTTCCGCAGGACGGTGGCCCCCTTTACCGAGCGCTTCAAGGCGGCCAATGTGCCCCCCGAGCGGGCCATCGCTTCATTGCTGTACGTCGACCACACCTTGGCGACGGGCACCCCCGAGCAACGAGCTCAGATGGCCGCGAAGCTCATCATGGAGTACGGGGTGGACATCAGCATGCTGGACGACGCGCTCAGCGGCTCGGCGCCGCAGAATCGCGATCCGGTTGCCGACCGAGTGCAGCAGCTGCTGGACGAGAGGCTCAAGCCCATCAACGCCTTCGTCCAGCAGACGGAGCAGCAGAAGCAAGAAGCTATCCGCAAGGACTTCGAGCGAGTGAGCCAGGACATCGAGAAGATGGCCGAGAACACCGAGAAGTTCCCTCTGTTCGATACGGTGCGGGAAGACATGGCCGACATCATCGAAATTAATTCGAAGCGGGGGGTTTACTTGTCGGCCGAGGACGCCTATAATCGAGCCGTTCACATGAATCCTGAGGCATCCGCTCAACTCCAGCAGTTGACGAAGCAGGCTCAAGCCAAAGCGGCGAATGAGACTGCCCAGCGGGCACTTGGAGCGAGTCGGTCCATTTCCGGCTCTCCGAGCGGAGTGCGTACAGAGGTTCCTGCGACGGATTTGAGGGGCACACTTGAAGCTGCGGTGCAAGCCGCAAGCGGAAGATAGTCAACCCCAGAGGGGCAAAGCAGCAGCCCGTTGAAGCCAGTTTCTGGCCCATCGCGAAAGCAGCAAGACCTTTCATCAATCCATTCGAGGAACCAAAATGGCTTTCGCCAACACTTCCATCAGCGACATCATCGCGACGACCATCCAATCCCGTAGCAAGGTCATCGCGGACAACGTCACCAAGAACAACGCGCTGCTGTCCTACCTGTCCAAGCGGGGCAACATCAAGCCCGTCTCGGGCGGTACGACCATCATGCAGGAACTCTCGTTCGCCGCCAACGGCAACGCGGGCTTCTACAGCGGCTACGAAACCCTGCCGATCGCAGCCCAGGACGTCATCAGCGCGGCCGAGTACAGCTGGAAGCAAGCCGCCTGCCCGGTCACGATCAGCGGCCTGGAACAGCTGCAGAACAGCGGCCCCGAGCGCATGATCGACCTGCTCGAGAGCCGCATGACGGTGGCCGAGTCGTCCATGGCCAACCTGATCGCTCTGTCGATCTACAGCGACGGCACCGGCAGCGGCGGCAAGGAAATCGACGGTCTGCTCAAGCAAGTCGCGACCAACCCGGCCACCGGCATCGTCGGCGGCATCGACCGCGCCACCTGGGCCTTCTGGCGCAACCAGGTGTTCAAGGCGACGACCACGGGCGGTGCCCCGACCTCGGCTGCGAACATCCAGTCGTACTTCAACCGCCTGTGGGCCAGCCAAGTTCGCGGCGCGGACCGGCCGGACCTAATCGTGGTGGACAACGTCTACTGGGGCTTCTACATGTCCAGCCTGCAGAACCAACAGCGCTTCACCGGCGCCGAGGCAGCGGGCTCGGGCTTCGTGTCGCTCAAGTTCATGGACGCCGATGTGGTCCTGGACGGCGGTATCGGGGGCGGCATGCCGGCCTCCACGGCGTACTTCCTCAACACGAAGTACATCTTCTACCGCCCGCACCGCGACCGCAACATGGTCCCGCTGTCGCCCAACAAGCGCTACAGCGTGAACCAGGACGCCGAGGTCCAAATCCTGGCCTGGGCAGGCAACCTGACGGCTTCGGGCCTTCAGTTCCAGGGCAAGATGTTCGAATAACGAATGGGGCTTCGGCCCCATTCTTATCGTTCATCAACTCAAGGAGATTCAAATGCCTGCAGTGTTCGGATCGGCAACGATCAACAACATGCCCACCATCCCGCTGGACGACGACCCCGTTCAGCCGCCCATCGGTCACAACGTGCTGACCGCAGCCAACACCGAAATGCTCAACGGGCACATCGGCGCGGCTCTGGACCAGGTCGTGACCCCGGTCGCAGCTGCCGAACTTATCGCGGCCGATGAGACTCCGGCTATCGGATCCACGACCACCGGTCGAGCAGCTTGGGCCACGGATACCGGCACCTGGGTCGCCGTCATCCCGGCCGAAGCCCCGTAGTTTCCATCCCGGGGCTTCGGCCCCATTTCTTCAACCTGTGAGAACTATATGTCCACTCAAGTCTACGATTCCGACATCTACGAAGACGGCCAGCAATTCAAGGACGATGCCCGTCTGGTGATTCGCTTCGAGTACATGCCCATCAAGAACGCCGCCGAGGCAGGCCGGCCGATGTTCGACGATGTGGAGTACATCACGATCATCATCCCCGGCCAGCGCGACACGATGGTGACCGAGGTCACCGACCAGTACCGTCAGCGCTTCGCCAAGCAGTACCAGGCCTGGAAGGCTCGTTCGGCCGACCCCCTGAGCGGCACTCCCCTCAGCGAACTGTCGTGGATGTCCGTCTCCCAGGTGGCCGAGTTCAACGCGATGAACATCCGCACGGTCGAGCAGCTGGTCGGTCTGTCGGACAGCGTAGCCCACAAATTCATGGGTTACCAACAGCTCAAAGCCCGGGCTCAACGGTTTCTGGATGCTGCCTCGACCGCTGCGCCGGACCTCAAGCTGGAGAAGGCTCTGGAAGAGCGCGATGCCGAGGTCAGCGTGCTGAAGCAGCAGGTTTCCGACCTCATGGCTCGCGTGTCGGCTTCGGAGAAGACCAAGACCGCTGCCCCCCAGAACGCGGCCGATCTGGCCAAGAAATAAGGGGACGTCATGTACTGGACAGCAGTCGCCATTTTGAAGCAGTTAGCGGGTGAACTGGGCCTCCCGGCTCAGAGCACCGTTGTTGACCTCCAGCCTCAAAATGTGCAACTGCTGGCCGCGTTGAACTCAGCCGGCAACGAATTGCTCACGTACTATCCGTGGTCGCAGTTCGCTACCGAGTGGGCTTTCTCCGCAGTGTCGGGTCAGGGTTCGTATGAAGTGCCCCAGGACTGGAAGTACTTCACCGACCAAACGCAGTGGGACCGGACGAACCACTGGCCGCTCTTGGGCCCCAAGTCTCCCCAGGAGTGGGCGTGGCTCAAGGGCGGTATCGTTGCCTCGTTTCCCCGTATGCGCTACCGGGTCACGGGCCGCAATCTCAGCCTGTGGCCCGTCCCCGATAGCGCCAACGCCTACAACATGGCCATGGAGTATATCCGGTCCACCTGGGTGGAAGCGGCCAACGGGGATTTGAAGGAAATGGTCGACCAGGACGGCGACAAGTGTCTCTACGATCCCTGGTTGCTCATCAAGTTCACCAAGCTCAAGTTCTACGAACTGAAGGGCTTCGACACCGCTGCCGCCAAGGCAGACTTTGTCCGCGTCTACGATTCGCTCACCGGGAAAGACACCGGAGCACAGGTACTATCGCTGACCCCCATTAGCACCCCGGTCTTCATCGGACCGCAGTCGGTGCCGGACGGCAGCTGGAACACGGGGGCGTAATGCCCGGCGCTCAAGTCAAGACTCTTCCCGCACCGGTGGGCGGGCTCAACGCATTCGACTCTATTGTCGGCATGCCTGAGACTGACGCCATCAACATCGTTAACTGGTGGCCCCAGGTTTACGGTTGTCTCCTGCGCTTCGGCTACCAAGAGCACGCCAACGGTCTGGGCGGGGACATCCGTACCCTGGCCCCCTACCGAGATAGTCTGGGGGCTGAAGTCCTATACGCCTTTGCGAACGGCTCCATGTTCGACGCTACAAGCGTGGGTACGGTGGGGGCCGCGGACATCACCGGATTGGTCACGGACTTCTGGCAGTATACCCAGTTCGCCAACTCGGCGGGCTCCCACCTGATCGCCTTCTCGGGCGCAGATGACGGCATCTGGATTAGCGACGCGGGCATCCAACGGCTGGTCCTCGGGGACGGGGTGGTCAACGCCACCTGGATGAACGTTGACCCCAAGAACCTGATCGACGCGACGGTTCACCAGCGTCGGGTCTGGGCCGTTCAGAAGGATACCACCTATGGCTGGTATCTCCCCCCAGATCAGGTGTACGGGGTAGCCAGCCGCTTTGACTTCGGCCCCCTGTTCAAGCGCGGGGGCTATCTCGCCCACCTAGCCACTTGGACCGTAGATGACGGGGACGGGGCCGACGACATGTTGGTCGCCGTCTCCAGCCAAGGGGAGGTCGCAGTCTACCGAGGCATCGATCCGTCCTCGGCCGACACATGGGCTCTGACCGGGGTGTACTTCATGGGTGCCCCCGTGTCCGGCCG